GCTTTACGCTGGGAATTTAGTGCCTGCATGAATTACTCCTTCGAGCTACCAAATTTGTTACCGATTACTCGCATTGCAGCCCCACGAATAGCATCGACACCGATCAGCCCAACGCCGCCACCAATGGCAACAGAAAGTGATTTAGGCCATCCGACATACTCAAGAGCGGATGCAAAAGTCAGCGTCAGAGCGCCACAGAGTAGAATTTCGAGTGTTTTTCGCTTCCAGCCGCCACCACCGCCAAAATAGGCAATACGTAAACCAGCCATAACAATCGACATAATCACTGCGCCCAGCGGTGTGTCTCCACGCCACCAGCTCTGGACCAACTCCAGCCAGGTATTTGGGTTATGAGGCATTTGTAGTTATCTCTCACCTCGCTGATACAGCAGGTGCAAATTGAGGGAACATCATGTACCGCAAATCAGAAGCGGAAACGTCAAAGAAGCCGAGCCAATGGATAACTGCGGGATAGACCAGACTCAACGAATCCCCAGGCCCAGAAACGACAAAACCCGCTCGACGGCGGGTTTAAGCTGTGTGGCGAAGTAACCACTCTTAACACAGTAACGCAATTTTTGCGGACCGCGATAATGTTTTTTATACCAAAAAAAGGTATTTTATGGAAAAAAATCAAGACATAGCGAGCAAAGAGTGACTAAAACAACTTCTTTTCAGATCTTCTACGATGCAGAGGATAACGAATTAGCACAGCATAAAATTGATGCCAAAACATTAAGCATCTCCATAGGTTCGATGGCAGATTTAATATCAGCAGCTGATAAAAGACTTAATGACGGCCAACAAACCGTTAAGTTAATGGTTACTAATCCAGCAGAAGCGGGATCACTCGGCGTATCCTATACCATGATGGAGCTTGTTCCTCATGCCGTCGACGTCGCAAAAGTGATTGGCCTAACAGGGATAGCCGGGGCTGCTATTGGAGCTCCAGCATTATCACTAATCCGCCAACTGGGCAGCAAGAAAGTAATTTCGGTAACAAAACGGGCAGGAACAGAAGAATCTGTTCTTGAACTTGAAGGGGAAGAAATTGTTTGCCATGACTCAGTGGCTAAGTTAGTAACAGATCCTGAAGTCCGTGATGCCCTTGTGAATGTAGTTCGTGCACCATTAGACGGCAAACAAGGTGCAGTATTTAAGGTGCTAAATGATGAAGGCGAAGAAGTCGTTCGTCTTGAAGGAAGTGAAACCGAAGAGATCAAACCGCTGCCTAGAGGTACACTACTTGAAAAAGAAGAGTCTGTAGAAGAAGTCAATGTTAGATTCGTACAGATCAACTTCGAGGGTACAAAGGGTTGGAGAATCGATTATTTAGGCGAGGAGCATGCTGTTACCTTTGAAGATCAGTTGTTTATACACCAAGTTCAAAATGGAATCATCAGTTTTACAAAAGAAGATTTGTTTGTTGTTGAGCTAAAAACTATAAAAACTTTCACTGCGCGAAATGCCACAACCAAGTATGCTATAACCAAAGTAAAACGAAAACGCCCTGCTGAGGCTTGACAAAAGTGACACTGAACATGCAGATAGCACAACTGATCTTCTGGATAGGGGTGATAATGATCATCCCTGCCTTTAGTCGTTTTTGCTATTCAGCGTCAGCCTTGCTTTGGCGTCGACTATTCCCTACAAAAGTCTTCGAATTCCGATATCACGATGAAGAATCCGGAGTGACCAAGACGCTAGTAATAAAAGTTCCAAGTAAAAAGGGAAAAATGCTAACAACCCTCATTGAAGAGGCAATTGCGGAGAATTCAAAACGAAAATGAATTCTCAAACTAAAGGTCTAAGCACAGGAAAAGCTACCCTTTCAACTGGTGGTTGGGGAGCAATTCTAAGTGTTCTTGTTAGCGCGATTTTAACCGACCCTAATAGCGTGTGGCGAACTGTAGCCTACGCATTAGTACCGGGTGTTGCGGCAACTTTAACTTACGTCATGAATTGGTTTATTTCGAGGCATGGTTTCGAATCTCCAGAAGACGCAGCCAAAAGAGCAAAATGCAAGCGTGATTTGGCTGAGATTGAGAAGCAGTTACGATCTGACCACTTAAGTCCTGAAATAAAATCAACATTGATGCAGGCTAAAGCAAGAACAATCGAAATTTTGGTATCAATCGGAAGGGAATCTATACTCGAAACATCTGCGCGTAACATTACACCATCAGAAACTGCCGATCCGCAAAGCTGAGCGGCAGTTTCTATTCTGGTAGTCTATTGGTCCATTTCCAGACAAAGATCAAGCATTGAGAGACAGCCTTCAACAAAACCCTCAGCCATCTGTATCTCAATGCGTATTAGTTTCTCATCCTTTTTACGAGCTTTGGCGAGCTTTCTTTTAGAGATACCGTATAGGTAATGGGCAACAAGAAGCGAATGTTCGTCTGGCCTTTTTTGCTTTAGACGAGCAAGACAACCTTCAATAATTAATGCATCACTATCTGAACAAGCCTGACGTGTTTTGCTTGTATAGGGAAGAAGCCCCTTAAACCCAGCAGCTATAGGCGAATAGTCTACTCCTGAACTATCACTCGCCGCCCATGCACCCCAACGCTCAAGAATCATCTGAATATCACGCATCAACTTTCCCCACAAAAATCAGGCTAGCACGCCAATTGCCAGCAAAAATCAATAAAACGATATAAGCGCAGGCGCACCCAGCGGCGGCGAAGACGTTCTGTCATATAAGACTCAAACATCATTCATCTCCCAGTTCAGTGATGGTCAGCTCCAGCTTTCCACCCTTGGTAACGGGCATCTTCACAACGCGATAATCAACGACCTGAGCATCATCCAGCCAGAAACCTGCTTTGGTGAGTGCGTCAAAAGCGGCCTTTTGCAGATTATCCAGGTCACGGCGACGGCGATCCGGCATGTGGCACTCAATACGGATTTTCACTGGCATAGCCAGGCCGATATCCAGCATGGAGCCTTTGATGATTCGGGCGACGTTATCGCGGTATGCCTGCCCTTCTGCGCTGATGTGCGTGCGCCCGCGATTATGGCGGTAGTAGCGGTTATTGCTCGGCGGCCAGGGTAGTGTGATGTAGTAAGTATTCACGCCTTAATTACCCCCTCTTTCAGCCAGATAACCTGCGTTCTCGCCATACCTTCCAGCGCGCATTCTTTTGCATATCCAGCGTCAACAAAATGCGTGCGACGGTCGATCTCGTCGTGACAGGCAGAACATGCAATGGTGGCAATAAGGTCTGGCGGTTTAATACCGGTGCCGCACAATCCAGCTAGCCGGATATGTGCCAGTACAGACGTTTCAGGGTTGCCATTACATACGCCAGGGATTCTTACCTGGCATTCCCGACCACGCGCTGCTTTTCTCAAATCAGCCATGACTCCTCCTTGCTGCCAGTCGCAACCATTTTTTATCAACCAGGCTGGCGGTATACCCGAGCAGTGTTGGTATTTCGGATGGTTTCAGCTCAGGCTTACGCTTACGACGATTTGGTACTCTGTAGATGTGTCCGTTCATGACACGAATAAGCGGTGTAGCCATTACGCCTCCTGCTTGTCGCGCAGCAGCTGGAACTCGCAGCTCTGCGGAATAGTCAGGTGGCAGCCAATATTCATCGCCCAGGCTTCAACCTTACACAGGAAGACATACATCTCTCCGGTATCAAGATCGGAGGTATGGCGTAACGACTGGATCGTAGTGATTTCGCCGGTTACGACATCAACCAGGTCCTTGGTTTCATAACCGAGGTATGTGTGTTTGAGAGCATCTTTTACCCATGCTGCGGTAGCGAACGATTTCCCCCTGCTGATGAGGTATTCACTGATTTCGCTGTACCACATGTGGCTGAGTGCATTCTGGGAAAGACTGCGTTTCTCACGCCACGGTTTAAGCACCATGCGAAAGCATTTTCCGTCCTCCAGATAAGGCTGGATCTGCTGACCGATAGCGGTGAAGTTGCCGCGATGTAATTTGATGCCGTCTTGTGGGAGGTTCACGCTTCACCTCCGCAGAGGTCAAACGTTGGATGCAAAAAATCGCAGGTGCATTTCTGCAACTGTGAAGGGAGAAGAGAGTTTGGATTGTGTGTGCGCATAAACGTCCCCGTTTAGCGCAGAAGTCACCGGAGGTGTTCAGGCTCCGATGACATGATTATGGCGAGTTGATTATGGAAAATCAATTGAAGATGAAATTCAACAATGCCCCATGGTGCTATGGCGCTCAATTAATTATATAACTTCAGAGAAAACTGATAACCCATTGATGATCACATTAGCTCAGACTAAGAAGACTGACAACGGGGACGAACATGAACAGCAACGCCTGACATAGGTAAATCTCAAAAGCGAATCATATAATCCTTACCCCATCACTCAGAGACATCGCATAATAACATTCATACCACTATATAACCTCCAAATAACAACAACAATTCATTGGTTGCATTAATATCAGCGTGTTCCGTTGTTCAGGAATAAAACTTTTTATTTAACAAACAAAGAGAGTTCAATGATGAGCAAAATTACAGGCGTGTTAGTTGATAGCCATATCTATGATATTAAAAATGATATGGAGAGTGGTTACTGTTTCCCTAACAGTTTGTTCCCAGGAGCAACCTTCAAGATGGTCATTGATAATGACCCTATTAATAATGACAAGGTAAAATGGACCTGTAGCACTAATGCAGACAATAATGTTCTGGCGGTTAGCCAGGATGGCACAGTAACTTTTCCGGGCGTAGATGAAAAGTGCGTTGGGAAGATTTTTGTCATTTTCGCCACTGATAAATCAACAAACAAATCTGCCGGCATCTATGTTTTTATTGTGAAGCGTTTTTTCAAATACAGCATTGAACTTTATAACTCAGTTAAAGATATTTTACCGTGGATTGAAAACATGAACGGGAATTTTCCTGAGGCACGTGACATCTATAGTTACGATTATGATAACTATAGTGGACCGCATATTATCAATCGAGAAGTTAACGCAGGGCTTTACCAGGAATGGGGCACGTTATCTAATAGTGGATGGGACGCAAGTTGTGAGCTTGAGGGTATTTGTAGCATTTACGCTTTTGATAAAGACAATAATACTTATTATTGCCTGCGTGATTATGGAGAAATAGAGTGTATTGATCGTTTTTGCGTCGCTCAGGCAGTTGCATCCTACGGAGAATCCATCGACTGATTGTGTTTTTTTCAACTATCATTTGCATTATTACAGCGTAAAGATTCACTGAAATTATAAAATTTAACTTGCGCAAAACCACCCGTTCAGCGGGTGGTTCTCATTTTTATCCACTATGTATATGAAGCTTAAAAAAATAAACGGACTTAAGCGATCCTTTTTATATTGCTACAAACAATTAATTCTCGACACCTAATAACTAAAGCCCCGCCCCCATATACCGCCAATACCCGTTTCATAACAAAATGCTGGTGACATTTCTCACCGGAAACTTTATTGCTACTGCTCAGAACGCAAATGCGGCAATACTCGGCTCCACTTATCATCCTGCCACGGCTGGAATCTTACATGTGCCGTTTCTCTGGCAAGGATTTCGCGCGCCTTATGTAGTATCTGGGGATATTCTTGCTCAATAGAAGTAAAGCGACCGGCTTCGCGATGCTCCGCAACCTGAAGAAGTGGAGTAATATTCTGGCAGGCGGTTAACATCACATCCCCTGCTCGCCATAACCAGGCGAGTGTGCAAAGTTCGTTATCAGTGAATTGTTTTGTGATTGGGGATTGTTGAACTTCTCGATCGAGAATATCCAGAACCCAGCGGCGGAATTCTTTGGCTACAGGAGTGCGGGCGAACATAGCGATCAAATGGGCACCACGGAGGGAGAAAATGCGTATTGTTTTCTGGTAGTTCCCTGAGACACTCAAATTGAGGGTCTCAGTCATATCTGCCCTAAATTCATCGGAATTTCGATCGTAGATCTGAGTTACGGCATCAGATTTTTTATATCCGAGAGCTTGAGCAATCTCAACGGCAGTAAGCCAGATACTGTTGTTGTGTTTAACAGGATGGAATTTTGTTTGATGAAAGACTAGTTGTGTGCTCATGATGATTACCTATAAATCAAGTTAACCACCACCGCTGACGCCAATCAGTTTGGTGGTGAGACATGTAGGGTTGGCGTAACCGGGGTAATCAACCGGCCCGACCGAAGTCGGCCCTACACGCCCCACCATAATTCAGATGTGCGTATGCTTACGACAATAAAAAACACGCTCGCGGCGTGTAGTAGTCGCGATTACCTTATCCGGGACGCCAATCCCGTGTGCCGATTTTGCGGCAACGCACAGAATATAGCGCCAGATATTAGTTATCGTCAACCTCACTGATTTCCTCCCCCCGCCGCATAAACAAATAAAACCCGCTTCATCGCGGCACTCTGGCGACACTCCTTGAAAATCAGATTCGTGCTCACCTTTCCTTCCCGTTCTTCCCTGGTAGCGAACCGGTAATACACCGTTCGCCAGACCTTACCATCAATGACTAAGATTCCTGCCCGCGCCATTTTAGCCGCAGCCTGATTTATGCTGGTTACTGTTGCGCCTGTTACCTCAGCAACGTCCTGCGCACAGAAGCTCTTATGCGTCCCCAGGTAATGAATAATTGCTTCTTTTCCCGTCATACACTGGCTCCTTTCAGTCCGAACTTAGCTTTAATTTCTGCGATCTTCGCCAGAGCCTGTGCACGATTTAGAGGTCTACCGCCCATGACAGGAAGTTGTTTTACTGGTTCAGGTATAGCCTCACCACGGTTAATTCGCGCGGTCATACAGGCCAGTTCATCGGCAGCCTTGCGCCGTAATTCCGCATCAGTAAGCGCATTGGCCCGCATGTTCTGGTACAGGTTGGTAACCAGCCAGTAGTGCGCGTTTGATTTCCACGGATAAGACTCTGCATCTGGATACAGGCCACGCTTCCGGCAATACTCATAAACCATATCAACCAGCTCGCTGACGTTTGGCAGCCCGGCGTTAACGGATGCTTCTTCCCGGCACCAGGCGACAAACTGCCCGGGTGATGGCAGGAATGGTCGATTCTGCCGACGGGCTACGCGCATTCCAGCGTTAACCTGTTCCATCGTGGTGATCCCATTTTCCCGGAAAGCCAGAACCCACTGGCGGCGGATTTCGTTCAGTTCGTTCTGGTCACGGTTAGCCAGGCTCGCCGGGAAAGTTGCCAGTAACTGGCTGAACACACCATTGATAATCTGCGCTACCTGCTGTACCTGCGGCTTTTCGTCGTACTGTTCCGGCATGTTATTGGCGATCCGGCGCATCTGCTCACGGTCAAAATTAACCATCTGTGCGGCGATGTTTTTCATAGCTCCACCCCGTAAATCCAGTCAGTGTTCGTCAGGTCGAGTTTTGGTTTTCCGGCTGTCACGCCAGCCTGTTGCTTGTTACGGTTGATTTCGAGTTGGGTCCACTTGTCGCGGAGTTTGGCCGGACTTAGCACGTTACCGGACCAGAAGTTGTCCTGGCATGCCCAGCGGAACAGCACGCACATGTCGCGGTGGTTACGTCCGTCACGTTCACGCATCAGGCGGATATCGTTAGCCCACCCTGCAAAATTCGGTTTTCTGGCTGATGGCGCGATGGTCTTCACCATGTCAAACATCCACTCTGCGGCGGTCAGGTCTTCTGCTGTCCCCCACTTGCTGCCGCTCTGAATCGCAGCATCCGGTTTCACCACAGGAAGGTCGTTTTCTGGCTGGTCAGAGGATTCGCCAGAATTCTCGGACGAATAAGGTTTTATATTGTCTTTTGTTAGTTTGTCTTTTGTGTTTACCTGATTCGGGTAAACGTCTTTACCTGATTTGGGTAAACTTTTTTTACCTGATTCAGGTAAATTTACCTCTTTCAGGTAAACTTTATTTTTCTTACCTGATTCGGGTAATGTTGACCATTCACTGACCACATTATTAATGCCGGTATTCCGCCCGCTCTGAATAAAAATCCCACGCTTTACCAGAACACTTTTTGCAGCAGAACACTTGTGCGGCAATATCCCGGTTAACTCGGAAAGTTGCTCGTTGCTCACCCAATCCATTTTTTTATTAAAGCCATATGTTTTGCGCATGACAGCCAGGAAGACCAGAAGCTGGTGCTGTGTTAATCCAGCCAGCATCACAGCTTCCAGCAACTCATTTGCAATGCGCGTATAACCATCATCGAGATCTGCCACGCGCGGCTCCTTTTGTGCCGCATCCGGCACTGGAAAATTGAATATCTCAGCAGTGTTTGCCATAATTCCTCCCGCAATGAGTGTGTTACGATTTGCACCTGAAAGTCGGTTCTGTTCCCGCAGACCGACTTTCGCCATTTTTGAACCTGTCATATTGCCCCCAGCATGGTGGTGACCATCGCCATCAATGGACCAGCCAGATCCGGGTCCACTCGAAACATCGACACAATGCCTTCACTCATCTCCTTCAGTTTCTGGTGGCGTGGTGCGTTGAGAATGACAGCCTGTTTTGCCTCACTGAGTTCCTTTTCCATTTCAGCCAACCTAGCCATAAAGCTATCCTGCTCAACCAGGTAACCGCGATATTCCAGCGGTAGTACCGCCAGAATTGCCGGGGTCAGTTCACGCACGTTATTTCGGTATTTTTCAGAATCGAATTTGTTATCGAGGAAGCGGAACAGCTTCTGGCGTGCACGGCTGACATCATCAGGGAAATCGATGGTGCCGCCGCCCTGCTCCCGATACTCATTCACAATGAGTGCGGCAACAACATCCTGATTATCTGCAGCCGACCAGGCGCGGACGGCATCACGGATTTTTTCGTGGCCTGGAGCTTGTTTTGTTTGAGAACGATTTATCACCGCAGTCGGGCTAAATCCGCTAGTCTGTTGGTATGTAAGTGGTTGCATAGTCATTGCCTTATCAGTTAACGCCGCAGTTTAGGCGGCAGAATTACTCGCGTTAAACAATGGTGCGAGGTCGGGACGAATATCTGCTGGTTTAATCTTTCCACCAGTGGCTGAGACAATTTTCATTACATAGCGGGCATCAATTCCGCCACCGTGTAGCCAACGCCAAACAGTGGGTTGGGCTACACCGCATAGATCTGCCAGTCGTTTTTGACTACCTGTAATACTGATTGCGAGTTGAATGGTTTGATTTGTCATTATCAATTCCTATTGGTATTGCAATGAATAAATAATAGCAATGCGTATTAATCATAACAATAGCAAAACGTGTTTTGACCATCAATACGCAAGCGTATAAATTAAAACTTATGAAAAAAGAAACTCTTGCTGATCGCTTAAACCTAGCGATGGAACAATCTGGAATGTCTCAAGGCGCTCTTGCAAAGGCGTCTGGCGTAGCTCAACCCACAATCTGGAGACTGACAAGCGGCAACGCGCGCGGCTCAACAAAAATTGTTGAAATAGCTAATGCATTGGGTGTTCGAACAGAGTGGCTCTCATCAGGCATAGGCCCGATGAGAAATGACGGTCAACAATTAGGGAAGCCTACTGCCAACCATCCCAAATACTTCAAGATTGACGTTCTTGATATAGAAGTGAGTGCCGGGCCGGGAGTCATCAACCGTGAGTTTGTAGAAGTTCTACGCTCGGTTGAGTACTCGTTTGACGATGCTCGTCACATGTTCGATGGCAGGAAGGCAGAAAATATCCGCATCATTAACGTACGCGGTGACAGCATGTCAGGAACGATCGAACCAGGTGATCTTCTGTTCGTTGATATCACTGTTAAATCTTTCGACGGTGATGGTATCTATGCGTTTCTGTATGACGACACCGCCCATGTAAAGCGCCTGCAAATGATGAAGGATAAGCTGCTGGTTATCTCTGATAACAAGAGCTACTCACCGTGGGACCCGATCGAGAAAGACGAGATGAACCGCGTGTTCATCTTCGGGAAAGTCATCGGGAGCATGCCGCAGACATATAGAAAGCATGGGTAGAAATCAGAACAAAATTATGCACTTCGCTTTTCAGCTTACTGTAGTAAGGCAATAAATTAGGCTTGACGTTAGCTATCAGGTGCACAACAATAATTGTTGAATAATAGGTTTTTTTAACTAGGTGATAACATGGCAGCGGTTGAATTTCAATTGTCTAGGAAGATGATTGATTGGATAGCAAATTCTCAAGGAGTTTCTATCGAAACTCTTGCTGACCAAGTCATGCCCAAAAAGATTAATAAATTTCTTAACGGAGTGGTAAGTAAATCCGCAGCAGAAAAACTGGCAAAAATTGGAGGAATCCCTTTCGGTTTTTTATTTCTTGAAACGCCACCAACTCCAGCCAAACCCAAGATCCCTGACTTAAGGCAAGCTATAAATAGCCGTGAGTTAGGAAAAGATTTTTTTGATGTTTACTATGATATAGAATATAAACTTGAGTGGTACAAAGACTATTTAAGAGAAAATGGTAATGATGATCCACTCGATTTTATTGGTAAATTTAAATTTAATAGAAAATTAAATTATAAGGTTGTTGCTACAGACATAGCAAACACAATACATTTTGATATACAAAAAGAGATAAAAAATGTCACTTTTGAGAGCTATTTTTCTAAAGTGGCAAAACTAATAGAAGACACTGGCGTATTAGTTTTCAAGAATGGTGTTGTGGGTAATAATAATAAAAGAAAACTTGACACGCGAGAGTTTCGTGGTTTCTGTATATCTGATAGCGTTGCTCCGATCATTTTTGTAAATAGCTCGGACGCGTTATCTGCGCAGGTATTTACATTATTTCATGAGGTGGCTCATCTTTGGCTTGGAGTCGATGGAGTCTCTGGGTGGGACACAGAAAAAAACATAGAATCTTTTTGTAATAAAGTTGCTGCTGAAATCTTAATGCCTGATAATCTCTTCAAATCTTTCTGGCTTAATGCATCCAGCGATAATAATTATTATCGAGTAAAAGAGGTTTCTAAGTTATTTAAGGTTAGTGATTTCGCTTGTGCAATCAAAGCGTTACAATTAGATTTGATAGAAAGAAACACTTTGGAGATAATTAAAGATCAAGCTTACAATAAGCCCAAAAAAGAATCTAATGGTGGTTCTTTCTTTAACACATTACCTGTTCGTAACAGTCCAAAACTTACGAATATAATAATTTCCAAAGCAATGTCTCAACAATTACCATTAAGGGAAGCAGGCGTACTGCTAAATGTAAAAGCAGATACAGTTGTTGAATTTTATAAAAAACGAGAATCTCTATGATTCATAATGGAAAATTCTTAATTGATAGTAATGTCTTCATAGAGGCAAAAAACTTTGCATATAACTTCAATTATTGCAAAATATTTTGGGATTTTCTTCTCGCTTTACACATGAATGGTCTGATTTATAGCATTAATGCTGTAAAAAAAGAACTATGTGCAAAAGATGATCCATTGTGTAAATGGATTAAAGAAGAGTTACCATCATCATTCTTCGAAGATGAGCATAGTTCAATAGAAAATTATGCAAAGTTAATAAATTGGTCAACTAAATTAGATGTTACCGAAAAGGCAAAGTTTGATTTTGCAAGCCATGAAAAAGCAGATGCTTTTTTAATAGCCCATGCGATGACACATGGATATACTATTATTACCCATGAGAAACCATCCGGTGGCAAACCTAAAAAAAGAATAATGATCCCGGATGCTGCTGCTTCTCACGGCGTTAAGACATTAACACTATATGAATTTCTTCCAAGATACGCTAGTCATAATTTTTCTTTGAAATAAAACGTCCCGGCCACCGTGCCGGGTTTTCTTTTGTCCCCTCCCCTCATCACACAAACCGTTCGAAAAACCACCACAACCTCCCTTCAGTTATCGCTATGCGATGCAAGTCACAAAATTAATTCTTTTTGCTATCAAACAGTTAATATCAAAACACATCAATCAATAGCAATAAGTATTGATACCACCAATAGCAATAGCTATTATTACCATGTCGCAACAACACAACGATACGGCAACCACCTGATTCACCGTTGCGATGACCGCTTAGATCCGCAGCTTGAATTTCGGCAGGCTCCGGGGAGTGCGAGGGGTGAAACGGACGCGTGAACGTCGGTGTGACCAGCTGAAATCAACTCAACACCTCATACCTCAGTCGCTTCAACGAGGCGGCTTAGTTATGACAACCGGCGGCCATCCACCGCCTGAATACGCGCAGAAGTCTCTATATGTTCAGCAGCCCAGCTTACGGGCAGGAGTTTTTATGGTTCATCAACATTACGGAACGCAGACCGTTAATCGCGGCGCGGTCATGCCAGGAATGCTGGTCAAACACAAAGATGGTACCTGTGTAAATAGACCCGTTTTAGT